TCCTTTCTGTTAGACAGTCTGAGCGCACAACTGCCAGCGAAGTCATGGCTGTCCAACAGGAACTAAATGAGCAACTTGGTGGAATCTTCGGAAATCTTACTCAGGAACTGTTGAGACCTTACTTATCTCGTAAGCTCTACATCATGAGTAAGGCCAAGCAACTACCTTCATTGCCCAAAGACTTGGTTATGCCCACAGTCGTTGCTGGTCTTAATGGTGTTGGTCGTGGTCAAGATAAGCAATCCCTTATGGAATTTGTGCAAACCCTTGGTCAAAGCATGGGTCCACAGGCTCTCCAAACTTACATTCAGCCATCAGAATTTATTTCACGTCTTGCTGCTGCAAGTGGAATCGATGTAGTTGGTCTGGTGAAAACACAGGCAGAGCTACAGAGCGAACAGCAAGCTCAGCAACAGCAGGCCACACAAGAGTCAATCATGGGACAGATGGGGCAACTAGCCAAGTCACCTATGGCAGAACAACTGATGGGACAACAAGGACCAAATGGAACAGAAGAAGAAGAGAGCACGGAGCCCCAAAGGCCAATTCAAGGGCAATAACCCTGTCAATCCTGAGCTCAATGATGCTTGGGAGCCAGAGGCTATTAAACCTTTAGCTCCTAAAGTTAAATACACCGTAAAGCCCTCTGTGCGAGGGTCAGTTACGGCTGGTAAATACACAATGAATAAAAAGATCCGTCCGAACTTCGGCGGGTTAAACACCACGTCTAACTAAATGCCCACTATCGAATTTGACCCTTCCGAGGGTATTACATCTGAACAACAAGCAGCTGAAGCCAACGCACTAGCGCAAGGTGAAAAGATTGCTGAAATGAATGAGGCTGATCGTAATAATCGGCTTCAACAGCAGGAAGATTCTCAGGAGCAAACAGCTCTCATCGGTGGAAAGTTTAAGTCACAGGATGATCTTCTAAAAGCATATAACGAACTTCAAAAGAAATTAGGTACTCCTAATGACGAATCTACAGATGAGCCGGTCGAAGAAGGGCTGCAAACCGAAGGGGAGCAAGAAGCAGAAGAAGTAAATGTCGGCGAAGGCGCTGCTTACATGCTTGAGTTGTCCAAGGAATATAGTTCCACTGGTGCTTTATCTGATGAAGCCATGGAACGTCTTTCTTCCATGGATCAAAAGGATCTGATCAATTCATATTTTGAATATCAGGCCCACATGAACCAGCAGGCCGGTCAGCAGCAACTTGCTAATGATCAGGTACGGGACATCCAAAACTCTGTTGGTGGTGCTGAGGCTTATTCACAGCTTATTACTTGGGCATCACAGAACTTGAGCTCAGAAGAGATCAATGATTTTAATAGCATTACAAATGACGGTAATGTTGCTGCTGCAAGATTCGCAGTAGAAGCCCTATCTAGTCGCTATAAGCAGGCTGAAGGCTACGAGGCACCCCTGGTTACCGGTAAGGCTGCTGGTAGTGGTATTAAGCCCTTCAGGAGTCAAGCAGAGCTCGCTCGTGCAATTGCTGATCCTCTTTATTCACAAGACCCTGCTTATCGCATGGATGTTGAAGCACGTCTGGCTAAGTCGAAAGACCTTCTGTAACTCCATAGTTCGTTCATCCCTACGGGACGCATCTACTCAGTGCATGGAACGGGGCCTGAGCCTATGGAGATTCCAATGTCTGACCTTCAAGTCAAGCAAGCAGTACGCCTTCAGAAGGCTGCTCAGAAACAAACTAAGCTCACCTATCGTGGTGTCCAATACTTATTGACTAAGTAAGCTTAAAAACTTTTCCTTGTAAATTCCCAAGGACCGGTTACGGAATCTAGGACCGGAAAAGCCTAGATGCCAGGAGAGAGGGCACCTCAGTGTCGGACCCTCTCTTCATTTGCCATTCGAGCCCGGATAGTCCGAGACAACTCGTTTGGTGCTAGCGCCAAGTTGATGGCCCTAAATCAACAAACACATACGCGTAAGTGAGCTTCATATAAACAAACTTTTTTTAATTTTATCTAATCATGGCTTTTCCTGATTATCCAATGGCCAGGCCGAACTCGGTCAATGGCAACCAATCAAATGCGTATGCTGATAAGTACGCAACCGCGCTAACCCTGTTTAGTGGAGAGGTATTCAATGCCTTCAACTCTGCTACTATTTTCAAAGGACTTGTCCGTAACTATTCACTTAGGGGCGGCAAATCAAAACAGTTCTTGATGCAAGGCAAGCTCGGTGCGGGCTATCATACGCCTGGCACACCGATCGTAGCTGATGCTGCAATCAAGGCAAATGAAAGAACAATCATCATGGATGATTTGTTGATTTCTAGTCAATTTGTTTATGAGCTCGATACGATTCTGAGCCAGTATTCTCAACGCAGCGAGATCTCCAAGCAAATCGGCGAAGCCTTAGCCCTGCACTACGATGATCGTATCGTGCGTGTACTTGCTAAAGCAGCAACTGAAGCTTCTCCTGTTACAGGTGAGCCTGGTGGATTCCAAGTCAACATTGGCTCTGGTAACACCAACAACGCTCAAGCAATTGTTGATGGCTAAATCAAATTGGCCCCTTATGTGGCAACATATAAGTGAAATCGGATGAACTCAGGGAAACCTAAGGGCTAACGCCTATGGCAATCCTGAGCCAAGCCCCTCACGCTTGAGGGGAAGGTGCAACGACTAGGTGGTGTGGCAAGCGTGTCACGTAATACATCAATAGCGTCCGACACCCCTAAGGGGTGAAGATATAGTCTGTGCCCTATTAAAGTAGGGAATTACACGTTTTTGAAGCCGCTGCAGTGCTCGACGAGCGCTCAGCCCCCCAGGAAGGAAGGGCCTGCGTCCTCTCTCCTAGACAATATTATTCCTTGGTTTCTAGCGTCGATACAGGAATCCTGAATCGCGAAATTGGAAATTCTCAAGGTGACATGAATAGTGGCAAGGGTCTCTACTCTATTGCTGGTATTCGTATCTATAAGTCCAACGTATTGGCTACTCAATACGGTAAGGATGCAACTGCTAACGCAGCTGTCACTGGCGAAAATAACAGCTATGTGATTGATAACAGCAATCTTGCCGGACTGGTGTTTCATAAAGAAGCTGCTGGTACTGTTGAAGCTGTGGCTCCATCAATCCAGACCACAAGTAATGACTTTAATGTCCAATACCAAGGCGATTTGGTCGTGGGCCGTTTAGCTCTCGGGTGTGCATCTTTGCGTACTTCGGTTGCTGGTTCCTTCCAAGCTGCTTGATAAAAATATAATTTTCCCCTGGGGCTTCGGCCCCTCGGGGCTCATCATTCCCTAGAAAATAAATGGCTACTACAAAGGCTACGAGACTAGCCGCAGTTAATCAAATCATCTCTAATGTGGGTCAAAGCCCACTAAATAATCTTGACAGTGGCAACCCCCTGGCAGAACTTGCTGAGGGTATCTTGGATGAGATCACCCGTGCTGTACAAGCTGAGGGTTGGTCCTTCAACACTGAATATGAATACCCGGTGACACCCGATTCTCTTACCAAAGAGATTGGCGTTACCAATAATATGCTTTCAATTGATACCCCTCCCCGTGATCGTATTCAGGTTGTAATCCGTGGTGGCAAGTTGTATGACAAAGTAAATCACACTTCCACCTTCACTGAAGCTATCAAAGCTGACATTGTATGGCTGGTCAATTTTGAAGACATGCCAGAGGCATTTAAAAACTACGTGACTACTAGAGCTGCAAATGTTTTTGCTGGGCGTACTGTTGGTAGTCAGGAAGCTGTAAAATTTGGGGAGCGTGAGGAGTTAATGGCTCGCGCAAACTGCATTGAGTATGAATCTCAACAGGGTGACTATACAATATTTTCTGATCGATCTAATAACTTTACTTATAACGGTTTCCGTCCTGTTGATGCACTTGGGAGATATTGATGGCTTCTATTTCACAGAAAATTCCTAATTTGTTAGGAGGAATCAGTCAGCAGCCAGATCCTGTAAAGCTTGATGGTCAGGTTAATGATGCTCGTAACATTACCTTAGACCCTACTTTTGGCTGTAAAAAGAGACCTCCGTTAAAGTATGTTGGTGAGCTGGATAATGGTACGGCCATTCCTTCATCAAGTCATTGGTTTCCGATCTTCAGGGACGAAACTGAGCGCTATGTAGCCGCTGCCTACGAAAGTGGGGGTAATGGTGTTCTACGTGTTTGGAATGCTGATACAGGCGCTGAGCAGACTGTTAATAGCTTTGGTAATTCTCTTGATTACATCAAGGTAAGTGACCCACAAAACATTCATGAGCTGACTATTAATGATTACACCATGATCGCCAACTCTGAAAAGGTGGTCACGATGTCAACAAACTCTGGAGCTGTAGCTAACCCTGAAGCTTTACTTGTTATCAATGAAGTCGCTTACAATACCACTTATTCTGTTGATTTTATCAAATCGGCAAATAATCAAAAAGTAAAAATCTATAAAGCTACCAAGCTTTCTATCAGTCCTGGTTCTTTTGAAGTTAACAATAATTCTTGTAGTTTAGCAGGTCTGAACAATTATGTGGAGAATGGAACAGGTACACAGCAAGCCCTTGGATTCAGCATTCTTACTAACTGTACACCCACTCTTGTTACTACTACAGTTCCAGGAATACCATATCCAACAGCGGTTTCTTTAAATAGCTCAATTGTTGCCGCAGTCCAATTCGCAAACGTTAAATTTGGCGATCCCAATAATTACGGGGCAGGTAGTTATCTATACCACACTGTTACGGCCTCTACGGCAACAGGCACGATTTCTATAAAGATTGAGTTTCGAGTTAATGGTAATAATAACGGCAATCATAATTATGCTTATTCAAATGTTTCCGTTACCGGTTACACTGATTCTAGCTCAACTGATAATAATATTTGGAAGGTAGGTGATACATTCACCATTTCCGTGACACACCAGACTTATAACATTACGGCTTATCTTAGTTTTAAAGTTACTAATACCCAGAAAGGTCCAGACGGCCAGTCTTATTCCTACAAAAGTGTTTATGATTCTGAAGTAAAGCTCAACTCTGGTGGTACAAACTGGCGTATTGGCGATAGTGTTTCTGTTTCTCTTCTAGGAAAACAATATACAATCACTGTTGAGGAAGAATCTTTTAGTTATGGTTTTGTTGCCGAGGCGACAGCTTCCTTTACTACCGTTTCTACTGGTGTTTTAAATATCAATGATATTGTTTCTGGCATTAAAACCGATATTGATAATATTGGTAAATATGACACAGAAACCGTTGGTAATGTTATACGGATCAAACGTAACGACAATGGAGACTTTAACCTTCAGACGAGTGGAGGCACCACTAATAGAGCTCTTTATGCACTCAAAAGTGAAGTCTCTGATATTTCACAGCTTCCAGCACAGTGTATCAATGATGTTGTTCTGAAAATCCGAAACACAGCTGCTGCGACAGCTGATGATTACTTCGTTAAGTTTGAGGCTACCTCAGGTGAAATCCCTGGTACAGGTACGTGGGTTGAGACTGTCAAGCCAGGTATTCCCACTGATCTAAACATCTCTTCTATGCCTCATGTTCTCATTCGTGAGGCTAATGGTCAGTTCAGTTTCCGTGGTTTATCTAAGTCGGCCCAGAAAGAGGCAGCAACCTTCTATGGCGAAACTGTAGATGATGATGATTTCCTGTTTTGGTCTGGCCGTTCTGTCGGTGATGAATTTACTAACCCGGCTCCAACCTTTGTCGACAAGACTGTTGTTGACATGTTCTTTTATCAGAATCGTTTAGGCTTTCTGGCTGGAGAGAATGTAATTCTGTCTCAAGCAGGTGACTATTACAACTTCTTTGGTGGATCTGCTATTGCTTTATCGGATGCTGATCCTATTGATCTAACAGCTACCTCAACCAAACCCTCACGGTTGAAGCGTGCTCTAGGTACATCAAAAGGTTTGTTGATGTTTGCAGAGAATAGTCAATTCTTACTTGAAAGCATCGATTTGGCTTTTGGACCTTCTACTGTTAAACTAACAGAAATTTCTAACTACTCTTATACATCCAAAATATCACCTTTGGAGTCTGGAGTATCAATTGTATTTTCTACAGAAGCAGATACCTACTCTAAGGTATTCGAGATGGCTCTTGAGTCAATTGATAACCGCCCGTTGGTCGCCGATAATACAAGGATCATTCCTGAGCTTATCCCACCTAATCTGACTATTGCATCTTCAAGCCCTAACAATAGTTTTCTAGCTTTTGGTAATGGTAACAACGAGTTGTTCACGTTCTCTTTCTTTAACGAAGGGAATAACCGTAGCATCGCGGGTTGGGCTATTTGGGAGTTTCCTAGTGATATTAAACTGTTCGACTTTACTCATGACACTTCTTTCACGGTCATGTACAACTCAACAAGTAACTCCCATGTTCTAAGTCGGATGGAGTTCTTGGACGACCCTGAAACTGCTCCTATCAGTGTGTATGGAAGCAAATTTGTTCCAAGGCTCGACAACTACATATACAACACAGAGACTACAATTACTACTACTGGTAATGTCGATAAGATTACATTCCCAGCTGGATTCTTTGTAGATAACTCTACTGTTTATATCATGGATTCTACCCAGGGTGTTTCCATTAGATTTTTTAAATACACTCCTACTCTAGATACTGATGGTACTTACTTTATTGAAGTCCCGTCTGACTTGCTTGATAGCGGGTTTATTGCTGGACTAGCCTATAACATGCTTGTTAAGCTACCCTCTTTCTTTGTAAAAGACGAGAAAAAGTCTGATCGTAGGAACATCCCTGTTTGTGAAAATGTATTCTTAGATATGCATTTGTCAGGTAGTGTTGATGTTCTTCTTGAGCGTTTAGGGTATGAAGACAAGAGTCTGACTATTGCTCAACCTGTAGCTGATGTTTACCTCAGTGATGCACCTGCTATCTCGGATGTATTAACAGATTCTATCCCTGTTTTCTGTTTAGGCTCTTTAGCTACTCTTACTATATCTTCAGACGGTCCTCTTCCTGTAGCTTTGTCGAGCTACTCATGGGAAGGTCATTATAACAATAGAGGCATTATATCTCTTGACTAAACATTACCGCACCGCCACTTTTAAAGACGGTCTAGATGTAGTCAACAACATTAGAGATGACGACAGAATGGAAGTTGAAGCTAGTGGGCATAGCCCCCTTGATATTCCATTCTGGTTGTCTAACAGCGAGCACGCCACAGCAGTCTGTGACCATAAAGGCAAGATTGCTGGTGTAGCTGGTGTTATTCGACTAAATGACCAAGTAGGTCTGATCTGGCTGCTATGTACTCCTGCAATTGAGGATATGCCCATTGCCTTCTATAGGCAAGCTCAGTGCTGGTTAAAGGGCATACAAAAGGATTACCAACTCCTCTGGAATCATTGTGATGTCAGAAATAAGGCTCATCACCGCCTACTTAAATTTCTTGGCTTTAGTGCCATTAATAAGGTCTATATCCGCAACAACCCTTTCTATGAAATTGTGAAACTATGTGTACCGGAATCGAAACCGCCACCGCCACTGCAATAAGTCTTTCTATAGCTGCTGTATCAACTGCCTCTTCTATTGGTTTTGGAATCTACCAACAGCAACAGCAACAACAGGCTGCTGCTGCACAGCGCTCACAAGCTGCTGCTCAGATGCGTATGACGCAGATGCAGAATATGCAGCAAATACGGGATCAAGGCCAGCAACAAGCTCTACAGCGTAGACAACTCCAGCAGCAACAAAAAAGTCAACAAGATCAGGCGCGTCTTCAACTAAATCAGCAGATTCGCTCTCAACTTCTTGCTAGACAGCAACAACAACAGCAGACTGATTTACAGATTCAGCAAGCTAACGCAAGTATCCTTAATCAGTACCAACAGCAACAATCGTCAGTACAGCAGGAGCGCGTTCAGCTCATGCGTCGTAATGAGATTGATCGCCAGCTATATCAAAGTTCAGTTGAAGATGCTCGTGAGCAAATTACGCTTAACAATGAGGGTGCTAACCGTGCCCAGGTTGCTGAGCAAGCAAAGCTAAACGAAGTCCGTAAGAAGGCTCTTTTTGAGCAACAAAACCTATTAGCTAAATCAATTGGTGCTAAAGGATCCATTCTTGCGCGTGGTCAATCCGGTCAATCCATTGGTCTACTTTCAATGGATGTAGATAGACAGAAAGGATTTGCTGAAGCCCAAGAAATGGCTTCGCTTGATAGTGCTGGTGAGCAAGCTCTGCTTAATATGGATGCAGCTTATCTCCAAGCGGAATCCCAAAACAATAAGGCTTCAAGTCAAATTGGGTTTAATCCAACCAATCCTTACCTACCTACCAATCCCAAGGCTCCTCAATTAGTTGGCCTGAATATAGACAACCCTTACGTTTAACAATATGGCGAGACAAGCAGATTTCGGCGGTACTCGCTTTCAAGGGTACGCCCAGTCCAGTAATTCAACAGTAAAAGGTAAATCGAAATCCAAAGCTTTAGAGGGCCGCAAGAATCAAATTATTCAAGAGGCTGATACTAAGCGTCGGCAGCAATTTCGTGAGCAGCAGGCTGCTACATCCTTTTTAAAAGGACAGCAAACAGCTGCTGAAGCAAATCAAAAGACCGGTCAGTTATCTGACAGGCAAGCTCTTGATCTCTCACAGAATGCACAAAAAGCATCTCTAAAACTTGAAAGTGATTTTCAGGACCGTAGTCTTCGTTTTGAAGAGATGCAGCTTAAGGCTGATCAACTAAACAGGAGGGTCGATCTTAGTAATCAAAAAGCTAAGCTTACTTATGATGGTGTAATTGCACAGGCTGATGCCAGGGTAGCATCCGCTAATACAAAACTTTTTGCCGACACCATTGGAAATCTTCTTCAATTTAGCGGAAGTGTTGTTCAGTACAGCTCTGACAAATTTAAGCGAGATGAAAAAGATAAAAACGAAAAGACTTTAGTTGAAAATACATTCCCTTTAGAAAAGGCTGATTATGGTGGCGCTAAGGATGTTATTGATGCTGAGAATGAATTTTCGGCTAATGAGCCTTCAGTTATTAGAGCTACTGAAAAGGCTATTACCTCGTCTACCAAGGACAAGACAGAGCAGAGTCAACTAAGAGAGGAGCTATATACAAATAGCTATGGCCAGGTCTCTAGAAGTAATGCTGTAGTTGCTGCTTCTGATTTTCCTGTTTTCTTTTCTGCTTTTGTTGGAGATACTCGACGTTCATTCCGTCGTCTTAATGGTGAAAAATTCACTGTTGCCACAGCAAAGCCTGGTGACGTCCAAATTATTTTAGATCGGGCTAAAAGTGACTTTTATCGTCTTGCTGGTCTTGACAGCATGTCTATTTCCGACAGGGCTCAGACTGTTGTCCCTGTAGTTGTAGAGATCACGCGCTCTTGGGCACTTCAGGCTAATAAAGCTCTTAACACCGAAGCAGCTGCTGAACTTCTTCTAGCAGCTGAGCATGACACAACCAATATGCTGAATGCTGGGACATTATCACCTCAAGAAATATATAACGAAACATCTGCAGCTTACTTTGGTTCAGGTGGTTATGGAGGTCAAGAAGGTAAGGCTAATTTAGATTCTGCTCAAGAGTTACTTGATTGGGCGGTTCGTAAAAAGCGTCCCGACTTCATCAAAAAACTTGCTTTGGCTGTCGACCATAAGGGCAGAAAGCTAGGCGAAGTTTATGAGGAGATATTTGACAAGGCTCGTACTGGAGTAGTTTCGCGTGAGATCGCTGATATCGAGCGAGAGTCTAACTTATCTCAAATCAGGGTTCAACAGATTGGACGCGACCGTATCTCTGCTCTTGCTCAGAAAGATGTTACGCCTGAAGATGAAGTTCGTATTAATGCGGAAGCTATTGAGGCTTATCAAGCATTAGAAACACCTGAGGGAAAGCTAAAGGCCGCGCAATTAAAAACTACACCTAACTATAGTCCATTTACATTCCTTGAGCTTAAAAAAGAGCAGGCTGAGGGCAGAATTTTGCCGCAATCCTTTTTGCATAATCAGGCTGATACTAACCAGATTACAATGGAGGAAGCTAAACAATTAGGATACGATCCTGAGGGTGGTGTTAATGGTGAATCATTAGACACAGCATCTTTTAAAAGAGCTAAAGAGTTTAAATTGGAAATGGAAGCGCAGGGCAGTGCTGCTTTACTTACTGCTATTGAACGTAAAGGTAAAAGTGGATTCCTTGAAAGTGAAGCCTCTAAAATCCTAATGAAAGGAAAAGGTCTTGGTGTAAAGAACGATATTGCGCGTAGGCTTAATCAGCGAGTAACCAGATTTATCCGAGATAATCCAGGTATTTCTGATTCTAAAATTAGTGAATATATCCAAGAGGAGGGAAAGCGTATTGGCGATGAGGTGGAATTTGTAATGGGTGTAGCCGGAAAGACTGAAAATACATTTGATTACACAATGGGCGGTACAGACATTCGTCAAGTACTTCCAACTCTTACAGATGAAGAAGGTCAAAATGTTGCTGATTTTAGAAACTATACAGCTCAGCAACTTGGTACTCGTGCAGAAATTATTGATTTAGATACAGCTTATATTTTGTCTGCTCAGACCGTACTGAGGGCACAGATAGCTTTATCGGAAGGCAAGGAAGTTGAGTCCGATGTAGTGGCGAAAGCAGCCGCTGTGGGTACTACTGTTGAGGTTCTTGTTGAGTCCCAGCGTAAAAACTATCAGCTTGAAAAGCCTGAACCAGTTGAAACTTCTGTCCAGACTAACTATACGCCGCAGCCTGGTGACACGGGTAAAACTTTTGGTGATGTTAGTCAAGATGCATTTAGACGTGCATTAATAGGAAAGGAGTCATCTTTTAATCCCACTGCTGAAAACAAACGTACAAAAGCCTTTGGCTTAGGTCAGGTACTTCCAAAAAATATTGGACCTTGGTCTCGTGAAATTCTTGGCTACACAGTTAGTCAACGTGAACTTTCGCGCAACCCTAGCCTTCAAGAACAAATTATTAACGGGAAACTAAATCAGTATTTTATGTCACAGATGCGTCTTGGATATGAAGGAGAAGTCTTAATTCGTCGTGTTGCAGCAATGTGGTATGGCGGCCCCGGAGCTGTTGAACATTGGAATAATCCTGGATATCACGCTAATTTTAAAGGTGAACCAAATATGCAGCAGTACACAAAAGACCTTTTCGGTAGGTATCAAAACTAAATGGAAGAACTTAATTTTACAGCAGAAGAAAAGGCTTATTGGGATAAGGTAAATCAGCTAAACCAAGAAAGCTATCTCAGGGATAATCCTGAAGAAGACCCAGAGCTTCCAGCAATCACACCTGAGTCTTTAACAGATGAGGAATCTGCTGAAATCGATGCAGAGATAGAACAGGAAGAAGAGGAAGAGTTTGAAGCACGGCGCGACTTGGATTGGGCCGACAATGCCATGCTTGGCCTTAGGGATATTATTGATAACAATTTCCAAGGTAATAGCCAAACTCGCGAACAGCTCGAAGAAAGGTTTATCGAGAAGCGTGGAGAACGGGAGGAACAGATTCAAAGTAATCCCATCCGCCAATTTCTTGCTGAAACAACTGGTGCAGTTGAGGGTGCTTCTGCTCAGACAATTGAAACTCTTGGTGAAACCGTTGAACTTGGAATTGACACCTTACGTGCTGGTATTAAGACAGTTGTTCCTGGCGAAGAGGATCCAAAGAATATCCCTTGGAACGAAAACTATGAATGGGCTGATTGGGATCTAGGCACTGCCCATGCCAAGACACCTGTTGGTCAATTTGCAGAGCAGATAATTGCTGTTGTTATCGGCATGAAGGGCCTTAAAGCTGCTGGTGTCGGCGTTGGTGGTGGTAAGACTGTTCAAAGTCGTCTTGCTTCTGAGACTTTCCGTGGTGCTCTTTATGACTTCTTTTCAGAGCCTGGTGAAGGAAACCTAAGCAATCTTGTTCAATCTGGTCCAGCTAAATTTTTTGGCATTGAAGTTAACTTTGCTAATGACTTATCCAAAGCTCTTGCACATGAGGAGTTTGACAATCAATGGATTCGCAAACTTAAAAATGCTACTGAGGGAGGAATTATCGGCACGGTCAGTGACGGTTTACAGGAGGCATATGGAGCGATTCGTGCTGGTAAGAAAGCCAAGCTTGACGCTTTAGCTAGAGGTGAAGCTGCAGCCGAAGCAGCAGAAAAAGCAGTTGAAGCCACTCGTAAATACGCTTATGGCGAACAACCTGAACTTGACCTTGGTAAGCCTGTAAAAGGTAAAAAGAAAAAAAACACCAGGATCACGAAAAGTGGCAAAGTTTATGAAACCACTTCTCAACCAATTGACTACAAGCCCCCTGAGCCTAAACAAGGAGAACTCGACCTTGATATTAGGGTAAATAAGCAGGGTGAACTCGACTTTGGCCCTGATCGCCCCGATCTCGATCCAGGTAATGCTGCTCGTAAGGCAGAGAACGTAAGGAACAGTGGTCGCCCTGACGGTAGTAAAGAAGCCCTCTTCGACCCCCAGGATCGCGTACAACAGACTCGAAAGTTCAATATTAATGAGTCTGCATCAAGCTTCTGGGAAGGCCCTCTAGGGTCTGGTAAGAGCCTTGTGAATGAGCTTGATATTAGCCGACTTAAAGATATTGATCAGTTGAAAGTATTTATTAAGGAGCAAATCCCTGATATTGATGTTGATTATATGACTGCTCGCTTGCGTCGTCAGCCTGAAGAGCATGTACTGAAAACAATGCAATCACTTGCACAGTTTGCAGATACTCGTAATCCAGCTCTGTTAGAGCCTCTACGTTTTAAAAACACCCTCGATATCAAAGGTGTTGATGCTGGTGGTGCTGTTGTTCTTGACACGTTGGTTAATTCGGTATCAGAGCGTATTAGCTTTCTGGCGGAAGAAGCTTATCAACTAACTCAGTTTGATGTTCCTTTCAAACTACAAGCAAGACAGATTCTTGATCGTGGTGAAGCATTGATCACTATGAAAAAAGAGGCGACAAGGTTTTCTAGTGACAATCTCAAAAACTGGGGTGATGTTCCGCCTGATACTAAACGTGCTTTAGAAGTAGATAACGCAATTATCAGTAAAGTATTTAGTGATATGCGTGAAGGATTAGAAGCTACTGATCCACTTGCTATAAAGCGCTTTCAGAAGCAATTTGGAAAATTATCTATTGCTCTTGCTCATTCCAAAGGTGATCCTACGGCAATTTCTAATGTATTTCTAGGGATTGGCAAAGTAGGGTTTAAACGGCTTGAATCCGTTTATATAAATTCTCTTCTTTCTTCTCCTTTGACGCATACACGTAACATAGCTGGTAACACTATTGCTATGGGCGAGCGTACTGCTTCGAGAACTGTTGGCAACCTAATAGCTCGTGACTTTAAGGGCGCAAGACTTGGAGCTGCTTCTTTTGACTCTATTTATACTACTTTTGTTGAATCTCTTGCTGTAGCTAAGACTTCCTTTAACTCACCTTATGCAATAACTACGCCTAAATCAAACCTTACGAACTTTGTACTTGAGGACCGTAAGGCAATTGTCAACATGAGGAGGTCTGCTGGTCCCGCTGGTCGGATTGCTGGTGACTTAGCTCTTACTGCTTTTGATTTATTCAATAATATGTGGTTCAACTGGCCTGGTAAAGCTTTGCAAGCTGGTGATGACTTTACTAAATCTATGTTGGCACGTATGGAACTTCGATATGAAGCTGCCGTAGAGGCTGACAGGCTTGCGGGTGAAGGAGCTTCATTTAAGTCTCGGGAAGAGCTTTATCAGACCATATCATCAAGAAAACTATCTGCTTCTGGTGAGATTCTGGATCATAAACTTGTTAAAATTACTGAAGACGCTTCTTTCCAGCGTGATTTAGAAGGCTGGGCTGGTTCCTTTAGTGCAGGTATTCAGAAATTGCCTGGTGGTCGATTAGTCCTACCTTTCTTTAGGACTGGTCATAATATATCTCGTTATGCACTACAACTTTCACCATTAGCTAAAGCGTCATCTGAGTTCCGCAATGTAATGGATTATGGGACTCCAGATGAACAAGCTATCATGCGTGGTCGTCGGGCGCTTGGATCAACCGTGTGTGGTATGGCAGCCATGATGACAACTCAAGGTCTTCTGACAGGTTTTGGCCCGGAGCCTGGACCTAGGCGCGAGCAGTGGTTACAAGATCATGAGCCTATGAGTGTTTGGGTTGGTCCTTTTAACGAACTTTTTAAGTCAAAAGAAGATAGAAATTATAAAAAAGGTAAGTGGGTTTCTTATGGTCCTTTACCTGGATTTTCAATTGTTTTATCTACTACATCTGACTTGGTAACTAATGCTGGTAAGCTTGCTGAAGGTGATTTTGAATACTTAGCAGGTGCTCTCCCTTTCTTTGTTGCTGCTTCGATTCTAGACCAGCCAATGTTTCAAGGTATTGTAAACATGGCTGAAATCTTTGATCTGCGTAATGAAACTCCTGAGGCACTTACTAACAAGATTTATGAAATGGGTAATACCCTTTTAGGTAATTCATCTTCTCGTCGTCACCTTCAAAGCACTCTCTCATCAAACATGCACGAATACCAGACTTGGTATCAAACTGCTTTGAACAAGATGACTGGTGGCTTAGCTGCTCCTGCTATGGAAGCACTTGGTCTTGAGAGTGGAAAAGTGCTTAAACCGGATATTTTAACCGGACGCGATATTCCTAATAAGTATAATAATCCTGCTAACAGCATCAATCCGTTTACTGTTATTGGTAAACATGCTAGTCCTTTGTTAGATGAGTTTGCAAGGCTTGAATATCCAATTAATCTTGCCCATCCAAAAAGGGTCGGTGGGGTAACTATGGATCCCAGTGAAGAGCGGCTTTATCGACTAGCTATGTTTGACAATGGTAACTTTGCTAGACAACTTACAGACAAGTTGAGAAGTACTGATTTTCAACGTGCCTATAACAGTTGGCGAGACCGTGTAGAAGGTCGCGATGTCTTACCGGCAGAAGCACGTAAAGAAAGTCATTGGTATGAAATGCTTGATAAGCTTGTAGCAGCAGCTAATAAACGTGGACGTGAGGCTCTCGTTAAGGGTGATAACCCCGTATCTATTAATTGGAAAAATACTTATGCTGAACGTAGTGCAAAACTAGGTTCAGGTAAAGAAGATCCTGCTAGCTTTGATGTAATTAATAATATTAAAGACTACGCGACGTTTACTCAACCAACCAAGTAATTTATTTGTCTAGACTATGGCAACTACATCCAATACTTATACTGGAGATGGGTCAACGACCCTCTTCAGTTTTACATTCCCCTATATTTCTACGAGTGATGTCAAGGTACAACTTGACGGAACTGCTTCAACACAATTTAGCTTTTCAAATGCCACAACTCTAGCTCTTACAACTGCTCCTGCTTCGGGCGTAATTGTTACTATCTTTAGAGATACTAATATTGAAGACGTTACATCGGCTTTTTATGCCGGTTCTTCGATTAAAGCTAAAGATCTGAATGACAATTTCATTCAAACTCTCTATGTGTCCCAAGAGGTTAATAATACCTCTCTTAATACGCTTGGAGGCACGATGATTGGTGAGCTCAATATGAGCAACCAAAAGATTGTCAGCCTAGGAACGCCTACAGCAGCTACTGACGCCAGTACAAGGGGTTATGTGGATGCAGTAGTCGTTTCACAGCAGGCACAGGTTGATGCAGCGGTAGCTTCTGCTACAGCAGCTGCTTCATCCGCATCAAGTTCGGTCACTTCTGCATCTAGTTCGGCCACCTCTGCTACTAACTCAGCAACCAGTGCTACTGCTTCCGCTACAAGTGCAACAGCTTCAGCTACTAGTGCTACAGCGTCAGCAGGTTCTGCAACTACGGCCACTACACAGGCTACAGACGCTTCAAATAGTTCAACTACAGCTGCAAATTTCGCAAGTAGTGCTACAACTTCAGCTGCTAACGCTCTTCTCTATGCGACTAACTCGGCAACCAGTTCTGGTACTAGTGCTGGACACGCAAATAATGCGGCTGCCAGTGCTACAACTGCAACAGTTGCACAACAGGGTGCGTCAAACATGGCAATGGCAGCTGCTTCTTCGGCTGCAGCGGCTCTTGCAGCATTCGATGACTTTGACGATACCTATCTAGGATCTAAGGCTTCAGATCCATCGACTGATAATGACGGTGATGCCCTAACAGCAGGAGCCCTGTACTTCAACACTACAACTGATGTGATGAGGTTGTACACAGGATCTGCTTGGGTAACAGTTTTTGTACCAGGGGAAGCAGTAAACATCTCATTTACAGCAGCCGGTGACTTAGCAGGTACTAACGTACAAACTGCTATCCAAGAATTGGATACAGAAAAGGTACCAAGAACATCTACAACAGGTTCAGCTAATATACCTAATGGTACTACTGCACAACGTGATGGTAGTCCTGCAGGAGGTATGATCCGATATAACACAACAACGGCAAGTTTTGAAGGTTATACCACTGGGTGGGGGTCACTTGGCAGTGGACCACTACTTAAAACAAACCGCTTAGAGAATACCACTACAACAGACGGCGGTATTGATATTGATTCTAGTGGTCATGTCAAACTTGACGGCTTGCAGATGCCAACTGCTGGGGCGTTAAGTAACAGGAACCTCATAACGAATGGGTCGATGCAGGTATCGCAAAGAGGAACTTCTCTTGCTAACACAGCCGATGGTACGTATTTAGTTGACAGGTTTAAACTTTACGATAGTGCAGCTAATACCCATACATTGACGCAATCTCAAAGCTCTAATGTACCGAATTTCAGTAATGGTGAGACAGGTTTTTCAAAATCACTTAGAGTTGAGGTTACGTATGGGCAAACTACTCCCACAACTGGATACACAGTCATCGCTCAGCCTATTGAAGGGTTTGACGCAGCTCAATTGCAATATGGAACAGCAAATGCAAAAACAGTAACTTTATCTTTTTGGGCACGTACTAATGTACCGGGCAACTATTCAGTAGCTCTTAGGAATAGTGCTGCTGATTACAGTTACATTGCACAATTTGCACACATGGGTTCTGACTCCTGGTTTAAGCAGAAAATAACCATACCTGGAGCTACTGCAGGTACTTGGCTCACTGACAATGGCAAAGGTCTTGAAGTACTGTGGACGCTTGATGCTGGCAGTAACTGGAATGGCACCGAAGACGCTTGGAACACTTCAAATTTATTTAATTTAGGTGCTAATACTAACAATTTTTCGGATACAACAGGAAATTACTTTGAAATTACTGGCGTCCAATTAGAAGTAGGTTCCAAGACCACTGAATACGAACACAAAAGCTACTCTGAGACCCTGGCTAAGTGCCAGCGTTATTTTGAAGGTGTGCCTGCTGGGTCAACCTTTAATCAGGGAGATGCCATTGATTGGAGTGGATATGCACTTCTTAACGGAATTAATTATGCCACTAAAGCTTTTACCGTTGAAAAAAGAACTATTCCTACTATTGTAATGACAAATAATTCAGTAATAGCAGGATTTAATGCCGCTACATGTCAAGTAGCAGTAGCTGGGACAAGAGGGATTAGAGGTAACGCAACGGCTACCGGTACTGTCGGTGCTCGTTACTTCTTTTTGCACTTTACGGCTGACGCCGAACTTTAAAAACAATTAACTATGACTTATACATATACTTTGGTTAGAGATCCATTTACAAACACGGAAGATTCACTTAAGCGGCAGGACGAAGATGGCAACGTAGCTATTGTCCCCGTTACAGAAGATAATCGTGACTATAAAGAATATCTCGAATGGCTAGCTGAAGGCAACGAACCACTACCCGCTGATGAATGACATTTTTAGTTGATGCAGCAAAGTATTATAACGCTGAACCCCACCAGATTGCTGCCTGGAATGATCTAGAAGTTAAGTTGCCTAAATACTTATTAGAAGAGTTTCAAGCAGCCTATAGAGCCAAGCAGGCTTCCTCAGTTAGTCCGACTGTCACTAACAGTTGGGACGGTATCTATACAGCGGCAGCAATGGCAGGGTCTAAATTCCCTGCTGTTACAGCTGCCCAATGGGCGCTAGAGAGTGCATACGGCAAGTATGTTTCTGGTAAGAATAACTTCTTTGGAATCAAGGGTCCAGGTACGTCTAAAACTACGTGGGAGGACTACGGCAATGGTCCTGTAACTATCGTTGCTCAGTTCAGGGATTTCTCTTCTCCTGAAGAGTGTGTCCAGTACCTAGTTGATAGATGGTATCGAGACTATAAAGGTTATCGCGGTGTTAACCGTGCTAACTCCAACGCTGAATGCGCACGCCTTTTAAAAGTAGAAGGCTACGCAACTGATCCAGCATATACACAAAAACTAGTTAACATTATTAGCCAAAACCTATGATTGAAATTCTTGGCATTAAACTTAGCTTGGAGACCGTTGGTTTTCTTGTAGCATTTTTAGCATCTGAAGTTATTGGTTCATCCAGTCTTCGGGAAAACTCT